AGATGGCGGAGAGCTTGGTCAAGGCCGAATTCGTTAGAGCCACAGAGAGCGACGCTTGGGCCAGATGGCTGCCGGAGATCAACCGGCTGGAGAGCGCCATGACCACGGGCGTATGGAACCCCAAGCCGAATTTTACGTGCCGCCGATACTGCGCGGTGGTTAGTTGTGAACACAACGGGAGAATTTAAATGCCTTACGTGAACAAACCCAGACCCTACAAGCGAGAGTATGAAAACTACGACGGCACGGAGGCTGTCAAAAAGAAACGAGCCGAACGCAATAAAGCTAGGCGCATTATGGAGCGTGCGGGCGTAGTGCACAAAGGCGACGGAAAAGACGTTGACCACAAGAAAGCGCTCAGCAAAGGGGGCCGCACCGTGCGCAGTAACCTGCGAGCCGTATCCGCATCGGACAACCGGTCTTACCCCCGCAACTCCGACCATACAATGAAGAAGAACAAGTAAAAGAGCCACATGGACATCGTGCAAGACAAGATTCTGCTGGTTCGTACGCGAGAGCCAGCACGTATCACGGAGACTATCCGCAAAAGCAAAGTGCACGACGGCGAACAGGACGGGGTATCCGAAGTAGCCGTGTATTGGGGACTGCGTGAAGCGCAGACGCTACGCAAGATTGGATTTAAGAACGTGCCGTCCCCAATACTGCGGGACTACGACTGGCCCGGCATGCACCGTCCGATGGCGCACCAGCGGGATACCGCCTCTTTCCTTAGTCTGAATCAGAGAGCCTTCTGTTTTAATGAGCAGGGCACGGGTAAAACCGCAGCCTCTATATGGGCCGCGGACTATCTTATGAAGCAAGGGGTGGTTTCCCGCGTGCTGGTTATATGCCCGCTATCGATTATGCAGTCGGCGTGGCAGGCTGACCTCTTTAACTTCGCAATGCACCGCAAAGTAGACGTAGCCTATGGAGACCGAGCAAAGCGTAGAGCCATAATAACGGGCGGAGCCGAGTTCGTTATCATTAACTACGACGGTATCGATATCGTCAAAGATGAGATAAGGGACGGTGGCTTTGATCTGGTTATCGTTGACGAGGCCAATGCGTACAAGAACGCCAAGACAAAAAGGTTCAAGGCCCTGCGGCACGCTGTAACCGAGAACACTTGGATGTGGATGATGACGGGTACACCGGCAGCGCAGTCGCCCATAGACGCCTACGGCCTAGCCAAAATGTGTGTGCCGCACCGAACCCCCATGCTGTATGGGGCGTTTCGCGATATGGTCATGCAGCAGCTCACGCGGTTTAAATGGATTCCGAAAGCAAACGCTGAAAGCACCGTGCATCGTCTGTTGCAGCCCGCTATCCGGTACACCAAAGACCAGTGCTTGGATTTGCCGGAAGTAACGCATACGTCACGCTATGCCCAGATGAGCCCCCAGCAGCTCAAGTATTACAAAGCTCTCAAGAAGGACATGCTGATACAGGCCGCGGGCGAGGATGTGTCCGCGGTAAACGCAGCGGCTAACCTTACCAAGCTACTGCAGATTTCGTGCGGTGCCGTGTACACCGACGCTGGAAACGTAATAGAGTTTGACGTGTCGTCCAGACTTACCGCCATACTGGAGACAGTTGAGGAGGCCACGCACAAGGTGCTTGTATTTGTGCCGTTCACGCACACGATCGAATTGCTGGACAGGTTCCTTACGAGTAACGGCATCACTTGCGCTGTGATTAACGGCGAAGTCAGTGTGGGTAACAGGACGGCGATATTCAAACGGTTTCAAGAGACGCCTGATCCAAAAGTTTTGTTGATACAGCCACAAGCCGCCGCTCATGGTGTCACTCTTACCGCGGCTAATATCGTTATCTGGTACGCTCCAGTAACGTCTATTGAGTCATATCTGCAAGCGAATGCTAGGGTGCATAGACAAGGGCAGAAAAATCCTGTTACCGTAGTGCACATCGAAGGCAGCCCGGTAGAGACCAAGCTGTATAAGATGTTACAGAACAAGTTGGAGTTTCACTCTCGTATCATCGATCTGTACCGCAGCGAAATTTCTGAATAAAAACTCCCGTTATCTCTTGACACACTATAGTTTCTATTTTACAGTGTGTCCTCGTCACATCTGAGAGGTGGTTATGGAAGTTCCGATTGAGAAGATTGTAGCGACGTACATCAAGATACGAGACGCAAAAGAAGCAAACTACCGTGCGTATAAGGATAAGGACACAGAGTTTGACGAGCAGATGAAGTTACTGCGGGCTAAACTGCTCGACATCGCGAAAGAAACCGGTGCTACCAGTTTTGCAACACCTGCGGGCACCGCATACAGAACCGTCAAGCAGCGTTACTGGACGAACGACTGGGAAAAATTCTATGAGTTCATTCAGGAGCACAACGTAATTGGGTTGTTGGAGAAACGAATTCATCAGACTAACATGAAAGAGTTTCTTGATAGTAACCCGGAGTCTCATCCTCCGGGGTTGAACGTAGACAGCGAGTACGATTTCGCTGTTAAACGCAAATAAACAGTCACTCACACAGGAGATTAAAATGACTGCACTTTCTTTGTTTGAACAAGCGGTTCCCGCCCACCTCAAGACCAACGGGCGTAGCGAGTTGACCAAAGCTCTCGCTGGTAACATCGGCTCCAAGAAAATCTCGATTCGCGGTAGCGTGTTCCGCCTCATCGTGGACGGCGAAGAAGTCGCCAAGAACGAGAACCGTGCGATGAACGTCGTAGTCGTAGGTGGTGCGCCGAGCGTCTTTCGTACCTACCACGCGAAGAAATACGTTCCCGGCGAAAACCTGCCCCCGGATTGCTGGTCAAACGACGGCAAGTATCCCGACGCCAGCATCGAAGCACCGCAAGCTTCGCTCTGTGAGAAGTGCCCGCAGAATATCAAGGGCTCCGGCCAGAACGATTCCCGTGCGTGCAAATACAACCAGTACCTCGCGGTGACCTTGGCCGACGACATTGGCGGTGACGTTTACCAGCTCGTGCTCCCGAGCAAGTCAGTGTTCGGTCGTGGTGATGCGGATAACATGCCGTTCCAGCAGTACGCCAAATATGTCAGCTCGCAGGGTTGCGATATTGACGGCATCGTTACAGAGATGCGCTTGGACAGCGATAGCGATACTCCGAAGCTGGTGTTCCGTCCTGTTCGCTACCTCACCCCCGAGGAGACCGCAGCTGCACGCGCACAGGGAGCCAGCCCCGCAGCTAAGTCTGCAGTGACTCGCACGGTTACGAAGAAAAAGAAAGAAGCGGCAGCTCCGGAGTTGGCTGCACCTGCACCCGCCCCGAAAGCTGCAGAGCCTGAAGAAGTTGTTGAAGAGCCAAAGAAGCGCACGGCGAAGAAAAACATAGAGCCCGCCCCCAAGAAAGACTTCGCCGACGTTATCAGCAGCTGGTCTACTGACGACGAGTAACTATGGACAACCGCGGTTACACGACGAGAATTGTTGAAGCCGTAAACTCTGCGGATAGTAAGAGCAGCCTTGGCGTTGTGCTTGGGAAGTTCTGTATTCGCAAAGATATTCCCGTATCGGATGTGGCGGAGTATTTCGGTGTAAGTCGGATGACCATCTACAAATGGTTCGTCGGAGAGTGGATACCGCGTAAGCGGCACACCGAAAAGATTCTCAAGATAACCGGGAAGGCTAAACAATAACTGAGCAGCAGGGCGTCTAGTCCGACGGGACGAAAAGGGGGTTTCGCCGCGCCCCCCTGACGCTTTCTTTTTCGCGGCTTGGGGCAAACATGGCGATCAAACAGCTATTAAATGCGGTGCTGTCCGCAGAGGGACTGTACTGCGTCGTGGGGCTGAAAAAGTCCAGCGCACCAAAGCAACTGTTTGTACAGACGATTGAAGAAGTAGAGAAGGAAGCAGCCGAGCTGCTGAACAAGGATTACGACGCATACTTCGCATGCGCCAAGTATGAGACGAACGAGAACCGCACGACGGATAACGTAAAGGCTATCCGCGCTTTTTGGTTGGACTTGGACTGCGGCCCCGGCAAGCCGTACCCCGAACAAACCGACGCTGCTGTTGCACTGCGCAAATTCTGCACCGATCTCAGCTTACCAAAGCCGACACTGGTTAGCTCCGGCAGGGGTATCCACGTTTACTGGTGCCTCACCAAAGACCTCACTCGACTGGAGTGGAAGCCGGTAGCCGAGCGTCTCAAGCAGCTGTGCCACGAACGAGGGCTTCACGCTGATCCTAGCCGCACCGCCGACGCCGCATCAATCCTGAGACTGCCGGGCACCAGCAACTTCAAGACCAGCCCGCCGCTCCCCGTGCGAGTAATCACGGCCCAGAAACCTGTGGATTTTGAGGCGTTCCGTGGCAAGCTGGGGGTATCCCTTGAAGCACAGCCGAGCCGCCCTCCCTCGGAGCTCAGCGAGTTAACCCGAATGCTCATCGGGAACAAGCAGTGTCTATTCTCTAATATAGTAACCAAGATATCCGACGGTTCCGGCTGCGCCCAGTTGGACAAGGCGATCAAAGAACAGGAGACTATCGAGGAACCCCTCTGGAGGGCGGCGCTGTCGATCGCCGTGCATTGCAGCGACTCCGAGGCGGCTATCCACGAAGTATCCCATAAGCACCCGGAGTATTCGGCTTCGGAGACAGAGGCCAAAGCGCGTCGGATTAAGGGCCCATATACCTGCGAATCCTTTGCCAAGATAAACCCGGCCGGGTGCGCGGGCTGCCCGCACAGTGGCAAGATAACGTCCCCCATAGTGCTGGGCCAAGAGGTGCTCGCGCT